AGCTCGTCTAAGTGAATTGCCGATGGAGCTGAAACGCCTCGAGCAGCTGAACCGCCAGCCTTTACGATAAATCGGTTAATTTGCCCAGTCGTACCTTTGACTTCCATTTCCTCGGAGCCATGAGACCAGCGGATACGCTGTACGCGCTTCGATAGCATTTCCGAGCTTTCGATTAGGTTGACCAACTGCCGAAATTGCTCAAGCGACGTGGCTAATCTGTGAGCTGATCCAATTTGTAAGGGCTCGTCCCATAAAAATAACCCGCCTAAGATTCTGATTTGCTGTAAAAATGACTTGCCATTTTGCCGAGCTACGACCACGCAATTAGTCGGAGTAGCCCATCTACCATCGGGTTTGTATTTGTGCGTATGCTCCAGGGCGAACTTTTGCCAGGGCATTAGACCATCTGGGAGTATCTGGGCAGCTAAATCGATCAAATCGAAGCCCCTGGACGGTAAATCGTTGAGTGGAGTGTGGATTCTAGGGGTCGGTGAGCCATAAGTGGCAGCTGTTAACGGTGGCAAAACCGATAGCAGCCGATCTGAGCCTAGATCATTAGGTAGTTGACCGATTATGACCTGATCGTCCTTAGTCATGACTTACGCTAACGTTTTCAGGGATATTTAGATCATGGAGAGTCGGGGGTGTTTTATCTATACCAAAAAAACGCCCACCTTTAGATAAATTACACTTTTGGCATAATACTTGTAAGTTATCGTCATTATCAGTCCCACCTAGTCTCCTGGGTATGATGTGGTCAACGTGTAACTTTCCGTTATCTTGTCCGCATTGTTGACAGCAGTAACTATCCCGCTTGAGTATCCTTTGCCTAATCTTTGACCATCGACTAGACGTACCGTTATCCACAGCTGAAGCCATTAGTGCCACCCCTTGTCCTTGAAGTGTTTATATGCTAAGCAATAGTTGCCCTTATATCTATGAGCTATGTATCTGATACCCCAGTCTATTTGCCTATAACCATCTAGGTTTAATAGCTTCTTGTTACGCATTTGAGGTATGCCATAGTGCGAACCGTTGACTGCTCGACTATCGAACTTAGACTCCGCCATGTATAGCGCATAAGCGCATTGGTATTGCTTATCCTTAATAACCCTAGTGTGTAAATAAAGTTTAAAGTTATCTTTAGATGATTGTGTATCAGCATAACTGGGACTCGGTATAGCCCACGCTAAACATAGTGCGCCCGTTAGTAGGGCTCGCCGCGAGCTACGCCCCCAGGGGGCTCTCGTCGAGCGAGATGATCGTACCGAGCCAGTCAAGTATCGCGCAACATTGAGCGTAACGTTGGGCGATTCCCACAAGTTGTGGATAACTTTCCTAATTTGTGGATAACTCTTAATCGCACTCATGAGCTTCATCATAGTTAAACGAACAGTAATAGCAGCCCATATCCTCGCCGCATTTGCGACAGTTATATTTAAACATAATCTCATTACAGCACAGCGCCAGATAAGTTCGATCGCTGATTCTATAATGCTTATTTGCGAACGGCATTAGTCCTCATCTCGTATAGCTGCCACGATTCTCTGAACTAACGTTCCCTCGGCTACGTTTCCGCAGCGTTCGCATATATGTAGCGGCAGGAACTCAGCCTCGACTTGACGTGCGATTAGCTCTCTTAATTCGGATAATATTGTTTTCATAGATGGGTTACTCATTTCTTATCCTTTCCCCATCCCGTACCTTTAAAGATGACGGCTGGTGCGCTAAATACTCTAATCATTGGGTAACTACAGCAAAGTGGCGATATGTCGCCGTTGGTTGGTATTGAGTGATTCATCTCGAGTTCGCCGCCGCATTGGTCGCACCGATACAGGTAACTAGGCATTATCGCCACCCACCAGGCATACGCCTAACGTGCCGCAAACCGTACACTCGAGCGTCTTAACGCCTGGCGGAAGTAAGTCGGTCACGATTCGTTCAACCTGGAGCGTTTCGCGTTTACAGCGCCTACACTCAAATCTCAATTTGTCCATAATTAGACTCCCTTAAATTCTCCATTGAATTTAGATTGTGCTGGCTTACCCAGTATGAATTATCTTTGTCATGCTTAAAACGGCTTGTCTTAGCTGCTCTAATTGGTATCCAGCCCTTAACGTAATAGGTCGGTGATTCGCCTACTACCAATACGGCTAAGTCCTCGACTCTATCCCTTTCTCTTAGGATCAGGTGTCCATCTAGCCATTTTGTATGCTTAATTTCGATTCGATTACCAATGTCGGCTCTTACTTTAAACTTATCTAATTCAAGCTTAAAGTCTGTAATGCCGAAGTATGTAGCTGCTGCGATCTCAGCGCCTAACGCCTCAGCTGTACGCCTAATCGACTCATGGATATTGCCTCGAGCTGTCTGGTCATGAAAGTAATAGTTTTCAACGCCTTTAGATTCGCAAATGAAAGCTGCCGCAGCTGCTTGGATTTCCTGATCTTTTGTAAGCGTTACTTTACTTATTCCCATATCGCGCAGCTTCGGTTATTGTCTGGGCATACCCAGCCCTTGTAAGCCTTTGAAGTCTTAGCGTTCACGCCCTCTTTGCGAATCATGACGCCATGACTACAGGATCGCCCAGTAAGTATTTCGCCGATCTCAGCAACCGCTTGAGTCATATCCCAGGGGTCGTAAGAGCCATTAGGTAGCTCTTGCTTAGGTGCGGGAACGATTGGGCGCTCGACCCTTTTCATTTCCTCAAGTGATGGGCGATTATGATTCTCGCTAAATTTAGATAGCCCGCCTGTGTGGAGACTACGCCCGATTGAGCTAGTACTACAATTTTCGAGCGGAAATCGATTAGCGTTTGATCTAATTTCCTCGGCGAAATCTGTAGCGAAAGGTAATGCGTCTGTGATCTCTTTGTAAATGTCCGTCTGGACTATGTAGCGAGTACCGTCCTGAAATATGATATTGACGTCAATTCGACCATTTGGATATTGCGCCCAGAACTTTTCGATTCGTTCGGCTACGGTTTCGTAACCCTCTAGTGGTAGCGCCATTATAAGCTTCTAACGTAATCTGTAGCTGCTCGCATACCAGCAGCTCGACCACGATTAAAGCCATCTTTAACGCCTTGCTTGTAGCCAATACTCCAGCCGACTAAGCACCAGCCAATACTTGCGATAATAACGCAAGCCGCCAATTCCAATATAGTAAACATGTTAGCTCCCGATTCTAGGGAACGACTTATTCGCTCCCTAGTTGTAGGGTGAACTAAATGTCTGACAATTTCAAGCCTTACGCGTATTTAACGGCGTGTCGAATTGTTTATAAGCAAAGTGTAAATCTCATCGACTCGAGCTTCAAGTCTGGAAACTTGATCTTTGACGCTTGAGCCAGAATTAGGGCGCAGCTCACTTAAATAGTATTTAACCAAATGCCTAATGACCGCTGTAAATGCCGCCATGAGCGTGACCATAGCCACGCCCATCGCAGCCCAGTCGTTAGCGTTCACTCGCTTTAGCGCCGAACGTAACGTCTTTAGGATTCAGGTAACGCATTAGTAGCGGAACGACGCCAGCGAGAAACCCATACGCCAATTTTTTGGGATCGGTTTCGCCTGTCATGTAAACGGCTAACGCTCCTGCGAGCGCTGATCGTCCATAACTAGCAGCCATAGCCTTTAGCTCTTTCATTACTTTTCTCCTAACCCTAAAGCCTTGATTAGCTCTAGGACTCTTTTTGGACTTACGTTGATTTCAAAATGCTGTTCGTCGGCTCGATTTTTGTAATCGCCACCCCAGAATAAACCGTATTTTTTAGCAAGCGCCCGAATCATTGGCACTTTTTCAGTTGGAAATGTACCAATCTTTCCGAGAGGGTGTTTAGTCGCATTAAGATCAACCGCAGTTCCCGAACTATGATTAGAGAGACGATCTGTTGATCCTCTTACCATACGAAATGCGTATCCCCAGTCGTCAAGCTGTCCGCCATCGAGCGGCTCAATTAACTCGTTGAACTCTTTACAGAATCCCACAATTAAAGGTGCTACAGCTTCAGCGCAACGAATTTTTAACTGAGTCCCTGGTATCGCGTAGGACTTGATTCCGATTTCGGCTTGATCTTTGGAAGCCGTCCAGCCGTTATAGCTCGTCAGTAACATTTACCGCAGCCGCTTGCTGTTCGTCGTATGCGCTTTTTAACATTGAAGTAAATTCGCC